AAGCCCGACGAGAAGATCGAAGCCGATTACAAGGAGGCGATGAAGACGCTCGAGGGCATGGCCGCCGGGTCTGTCGTGCTGCATGCCACCACGCTTGCCCCGGTGGAAACCGGCGGCACCGGCGCGCGGCTCACCGACCGCGACCGCCCGCTGACCGCAGAGAACCTGCGGGGCTACATCTGATGATCGGGGCGATCTCCGCACGGCTGTCGGATACGGTCCCGGCCCTGACCGGCCGGGTGGCGGGGGCGGTCGATTTTGGCAGGCTGATCGAGGCGGGCAAGCTGCCCGCGAAGACGCCTGCCGCCTTCGTGCTGCCTGCGGGCATTCAGGGCGGCCATGTCGCCACCGCCGCCGGGGCCTATGTGCAGGACACCGACGAGATCCTGACAGTGATGCTGGCGCTGCGGGTGCATGACGCGGCGGGCCAGCGCGGCGGCGATCCGCTGAAGGCGCTGATCGATGCGGTGCTGGGCGCGCTGTGCGGCTGGTGCCCGGCCGGTCCCGCCACCGGGGTGCTGCGGCTCGTCCGGGGCAGCCTGATGAGCATGAATGCGGGGCTGATCCTCTACCAGATCGACCTCGCCCTTTCCAACCAGCTGAGGATATCGCGATGACCGCGCCCCATCCGCTGCCCGCCGAGGGCGGCAGCTACATCCGCAATGCCGATGGCAGCCTGACCCCGCTCGACGAGGCCGCCCCCGAACCTGTGCCCGCCGAACCTGCTCCCCGGAAACCGCCTGCGGCAAAGCCCGCAAAACCCGCCGTAAAGGAGGAATAAATGCCGCTTTACTGGGACGAGAAAACCCTCCTCCTCAAGACCGAGACCAGCTACGGGGTCGATGCCACGCCCACCGGCGCGGCGAATGCGCTCCTTGTCACCGATGTGCGGCTCTCGCCGATGGAGGGGCAGGATGTGGACCGGGCGCTGGAGATGCCGTGGATGGGCGCCTCGGGCACCATTCCGACCGGGCTGCATGCGAAGCTCTCCTTCAAGGTCGAGCTGAAGGGGTCGGGCACGGCGGGCAGCGCCCCGGCCTTCGGGCCGGTCCTGAAGGCGCTTGGCTTTGCCGAGGTGATCGCCGCCGGGGCTTCGGTGACCTACAGCCGGGTGTCGAAGAACCATTCCTCGGCCACGATCTGCCTCAATATCGCGGGCACGCTCTACAAGATCCTCGGCGCGCGCGGCACCGGCACGCTGCGGGTCAATGCCCAGGGCATCGTCTATCTGGAGGCGGAACTGACCGGGCTCTTCGTGCAGCCGTCGTCGCAGGCGCTGCCCGCGGTCACGCTCGGCACCCAGCTCAGCCAGTTCCCGCAGGTGGCGACCTCGGCCAATACGCCCACGTTCACGGTGGATGCGACCGCGCTGGTGCTGCGCTCGCTGGCGCTGAACCTTGGCAATACCGTCTCGACCCGGTTCCTGATCGGTTCCGAAAGCGTGATCATCGAGAAGATCTCCGAGATGATCGACTTCACCGTCGAGGCGGTGCCGCTGGCCACGCTGAACCCCTATGCGCTGGCGGCGGCGGGCGGTCTGGTGCCGCTGAGCCTCGTGCATGGCACCGGCGCCGGGAAGATCTGCACCCTGACGGTGCCGCGCCTGCAGCTGCAGCGCCCCTCTGGCCTCGAACAGCAGAACCGCATCGTCGAATGGCCGCTGCGCGGCGTGCCCCTGCCGGACAGTGGCAATGACCAGCTGACCCTCGCATTCACCTGAAGGAGCCTTCCCTTGTTCAAGCTGCTGCAAAAGCCCGAGTTCTCGCACACCGTCAAACTCTCGGTGCCTGTCGATGGCGGGCATGACACCCAGACCTTCACCGCGCGGTTCCGGGCGCTGCCGGTCAGCGAGGTCACGGCCCATGACACGATGACGGCCGAGGGGACCGCGACCTATCTGCGCGAGATCCTGACCGGCTGGGAGGGTGTGGTCGATGATGCGGGCGAGGAGATCGCCTTCAATGATGCGAACCGCGACCGGATGATCGATCTGCCCTTCGTGCGGGTGGCGCTGCTGGAGACCTACAACGCGGCGATGCTGGGCGCGAAGCGGGGAAACTGAGCGCGGCGGGGCGGGTCTGGGCCGGGGGCGGCTTCTCCGGCGCGGATCGCCGCGCGGCCGAAGCCGATGCGGCCTTCTTCGGGCTGGCCCTTGAGGAGGCCGACCGGAGCTTCGGGCTCTGGGCCGAGAACCTGCCCGCGCTCGAGGCCTTCTTTGCGGTCAGCAACCAGTGGCGGGTCTCGCCAGTCTTCGGCGGGCCGCCCCTCTGGCTCGGTCTCGATTACGCCGCCTGCCGCGCCGCCTGGGACAGCGCCGGCATCGCGATCACCCCCGAACTCTGGGCCGGGTTCCAGACCGTCGAGGCCGCTGCAAAAGACGCATTGAACAGCAGGTAAAACATGACCGCCGATGGCAAGATCAATCTCGACATGCTGATCCGCGTGGTGGCCGATCAGGCCCGGCGCGAGATGGCGGATCTGACGCAGGCGACGCGGGGCGTTGCGGTCGGGGCGCGGGATCTGGCCTCGGCCGGTGGCGCCACCACGCCGGTGCTGGAGGGCCTTGCCGCCGGGGCGCGCCATGCCCAGACCGGGCTCGTTGGCATGACCACCGCGCTCGCCGCGCAGGAAACCGCGATGCAGCGGGCGATTGCCGCCTGGTCGGGGCTGTCGCGGGCCACGGAAGACAGCACGGCCTCGGGCCTGCGGCACGGGCTGATGCTCGACGAGCTCCGGGCACGCTACAATCCGCTCTTCGCGGCCTCGCGGCAGTATGAGATGGCGCTGCGCGATATTGCCGAGGCGGAACGGCTGGGGGCGATCTCGGCGCGCGAGGCGGGGGCCGCGCGGGCGGCGGCCGCGCAGAGCATGCTGGCCCCGGTGCAGCGTCCCGGTTCGCGCGGCGGCGCCGGGCCCAATCCCTATACGGCGAATATCGGGGCGCAGGGCTTCGACATCGGCGTGACGGCGGCGATGGGGATGAACCCGCTGATGATCGGTCTGCAGCAGGGTTCGCAGCTGGCAGGCATCGCGCAGCAGATGGGCGGTGGCGCGCAGGCGGCACGAGGGCTGTTGCAGGGGCTGAGGGCAATCGTCAGTCCGCTGAACCTTGTCATCATCGGCTTCACCACGCTGGCGGCGGTCGGCATTCAGGCCTTCGGGTCTCTCGCGACCTCCGGCAAATCCCTCGAAGAGCGGATGGCCGAACTGACGACGGCATTTGACCGTTACAAGCGGTCGGCCGATCTCGCGGGTTCCAGCGCTGAAGATCTGTCGCGGCAATTCGGGGTCGGCGCCACGGCGGCGCAGGAACTCTATGCCATCCTCTCGGGTCTGGACCGTCTCAGCGTCGATCAGAAGCTGAAATCCACCAGTGATGCGGTCCGCGACATGCTGGGCCTGATGAAGGAGAACAACCTTCGCGGCGGCAATGAGGGCCGGATCGCGGAGTTCTTCGATCTGGGCGGGTCGGGCTGGGGCAATGCCCGGCCCTATGCGGCATCGCTTGGCGCCTTTGACGATGCCGTGCGTGGTTTTGAGAAGGCGGAAGGGATCGATGCCCAGATTGCCGCGATGCAGACCCTGCTGCAGGAGGTCGATCATCTCGCCCGGCTGAAGGACGGCATATCCAAGGATGAGCAGGAGCTGATCGACCAGCTGAAGAAGCAGGCCGATACCCTGCTTGGCATTCAGGCGATCGAGACCGCGCAGGCCGAGGCGAAGAAGCGGCAGGTGGACCAGATGGTCACCGGCCACCGTCAGGAGGCCGACCTGCTGGCGGTGACGGCGCGGTTCGGGTCGGACAGTATCGAGGTCGAGCGGCTGAAGGCCGCGCAGGCGCGCGAGAACCTCGATCTGCGCCTGAAGGGCATGGGGGTCGAGAAGGGCAGCGCCGACTGGCTGCGCGCCCGGATCAGCCTCTCGCTGCAACTGGCGGCGCAGGAACAGGCGGCGCTTGAGGCCCGCCGCGACTGGATGGCGGATCAGCAGGACCGGCTGGCGGCGATCACCCGCGAGACCGGGCTGATCGGGGCCAGCAATGCCGAACGGCTGCGGACCAATGCGCTGGCCGAGGCCGAGGTCGAGATCCGCAAGCGCAAGATGGGCCTTCTCGAGGCCGAGGCGCACCGGATGCGCGCGCTGGCCCGGGCGGCGGCCGAGGCCGAACGCGACCGCCAGCGCGCGCTGAACGATATTGCCACCACCGGGCTGATGGACGGTTATGACGCCCGGCTCGCGGCCGAACGCAATCCGCAGATGCGGGCGAAGATCGAGGCCGAAAAGGAATATGCGCGCCAGATCGCGGCGGGGGCCGATGCCACGGTGGCGGCGGCCTCGGCCGAGCAGGTGCGCACCCGGGCGCTGGCGGGGCTGCGTCAGGAACAGCTGGACTTCCTGCGCGGCCAGCAGGAGGCGGTGCAGCAGCTGCATCTGGAACTGGCGCTGGCCGGTCAGACCGAGGCCGTGCGGGCACGGGTGCTGGCGCTGGTGCAGGCGGAACGCGAGATCCGGGAGCGGGGCTTTGTGGGGGAGGAAGCGGAGGCGATCCGCCGCAACGCTCTGGCGCGGGCCGAACTGGCCCGGACCATTGAAGCGCAGGCCGATGCCTGGAAGCGGGTTCAGTCGGCGGGCGAGGATGCCATCGACAGCGTGCTGGACAGGCTGCGCGGCGGCGATCTGAAGGGCGCGCTGTCGGAGATGCTGGGCGAGATCGAGGGGATGTTCTTCGACCTCGCGGTGCGCAATCCGCTGAAGAACGCGATCTTCGGCACCGATCTCGGCACCTGGGGCGATGTCGGCGGCTGGTCGGGCATCTTCGGGCGGCTGTCCGGCCAGAATCCGATCAACGAACGGGCGCTCGCCGCACAGGCCACGGCGCCGGTGCAATCCATGTCGGTGACCGCCGCCACGGTGATGATCGGCGGGCCGGGCGTGGCCAACCTGCTCTCGGCCAGTACCGCCGGGGCGGTGGGCGGCTATGGCATGGCGGGTTCTGCGGGTCTTGGTGGCAGCGCCAATGTCCAGCAACAGGTCTGGGCCTTCTTCGCGGCCAAAGGCCTCGCACCGCATCAGATCGCGGCGATCATGGGCAATGCCTCTGCCGAAAGCGGGTTCAACCCGCTGGCGGTGGGGGATGGCGGCACGTCTTTTGGCCTGTTCCAGCATCATGCCGGACGGGGGCAGGCCCTTCTGGATTATGTCGGGGGGCAGGCCGGGCTTTCGAATGTGCAGGCGCAGCTGGAATTTGTCTGGCAGGAACTGCTTTCCGGCGAGAACGGTGTCCTGAAGCGGCTGCAGGCGGCGCCGACCCTCCAGAGCGCGACGCAGGCCTTTGTCGGCTACGAGCGGCCGCAGGGCTGGAGTGCCGCAAATCCGGCCGGTGCCATGCATTGGGATCAGCGCCTTGCGGCGGCCGAGGCGGCAATGTCGCGGTTCGAGGGCACCACGGACAGCGCGCAGGCGCAGCTCGGCCAACTCGGGACCGGGGCGGCGCAGCTGGGGACCGGCCTGCAGACCTTTGGCGCCAATCTCGCGGGCACGCTGCAGGGGATCGGGGCGAGCTACGGGCCGGGCGGGGCCTTTGTCGGCGGCCTCCTGGGCGCGGGGCTGAACTGGCTGACCGGCGGCAAAGGCTATGAGGTGGGCGGCTGGACCGGGCCGGGTGCGACGACGGAT